AGAACTCAATGCGGCGTTGAGCCGTTCCACTGCCTAGGGCGAGTTGTAGCTTTGCGGTGCTGACTTGGCGGTAGTTGTTGGCGGGATCGCCTTTCTTGGCTAAAGAGACGGCAGCGGTGTTGCGTGGGCGACCTGGGACAGTGTTGCGGGTGTTGATGGTGACGATGTTGCGCTCAAGAACAAGCCCCGCTGATGTGGCTTTATTCAGGAATGCAGCGACCGCTGCGGCAGTGGTCAGGTTGGCGCGGTTTTCAGCGATGGCCTGTTGGCCGGGTGTGCTGACGAGCCACGCCACGTAGGTCTGAGTCGTTTGTTGTTCCGCTTCGCCAATTCGGCGATAGGTTATAGTTGTTCTTTCGCGGCGGCGCTGTCCAGAGCTTGGGAATATGACGTACGACGGGGATCCGCCAGCACTGGTACTGGGGAACACGTAGTCAAGACTGACGCTTCCGTAGAACGCCAGAACGTTCTCGAAAACTTCAATCTCTGTGCGGACGCGGTTTCCCTCCTTGTCGTATCTATTGGTTTCCACCTCCCGGCGTAGTTCGGTACGGGTAGCGCCAAAACCTATGCTGTTGTTGACGTATGCGGTTGCTATGCTTCCGGCTACTTTGGCGGTTGATCCGATTTCGGATGACACACGCCGGACAGGGACATCTATATCGCCGATAGGCGCATAGCTTATTCTTGTTGTGACCGTTTCGATACCCGTGTATGTTCTGTCACCGATGTAGTAATAGTTTGGGCCAGCTCGGGTGATCTCGTACTCCCAGTTGCGGCGGTCTCTCGCGGTAACCGGTTCGGCCGGGTCGGGTGGTTTCAGCTTCATAGTGCTGTAGTTGACAGTCACCGCCTCGCCGGGGAGCTGGCCGCTATTGATGGGGCCGTGGTCTATGATGTTGGATTCTGTGTAGACTAGCCCCGAACCACTGTTGGCTTTTAGGTCTATAATTTGTAGGACTTCGTTATAGTTTAGGTAGCCGCAGTAACATTCGGATACGAGGAGGTCGGAGAGGACATCGACAAAACCGGCGCTGAAGTCGAACGACCCGATGCTGAAGGTGTTGGTTAGGGGGTTGCTGCTGGCGGTGATGCCGAGGTTGGCGAGGCACTCGTTCATCACGTTGGCGGCCCGAATCGGCAGCGTTACGACCTTGGAGTCGTCCTGCGTGTAGGCGGAGTTTCCGGGGTCGTTGAAGACCGTCCAGTTGACGGCGGGGCGGAGGTCGGAGAGGTAGGTGAGCTTGCAGCCCAGTTCGACTGAGGTGGTGCGGCGGTAGGGGTCGGCGAAGCTGGAGAGGACGCGGAGCTTGCGGGGGATGTTGCGGGTAACGCCGCCTTTGGTGTAGGAAAAGGTGACGATCGTGCCGATGGCAGGGGTGATCGTTCCATTGATGATGACGCTGCCGCGGGTGCGGATGAGGCCGTTGCCCTGGAGGTAGTCGTCGCTGATGCTGCCGCTGACGAGGGTGCCCAGCGAGCAGGTGACTGTGGCGCGGATGTCTACAGTCATCAGAGGATCTGCAGGGCGGTAAGGGTCACGTTGTAGCGGGTGGACTTGGCGCCGCCGGAGATGATGGCCTCAGCGGTGGCAGTGGGCGGATCGACCGGGAACCAACTTGTGGCGGTGGGCACCGCGGCGATGGTCTCGTCGTACCACGCAAGGAGGTCGTCGTAGGTGCCGGTGCTCAGATAGCCCTCGATGCGGCGGACCTTGTGGGCCACTAGGGGGCCGGTGACGTACGAGGTGCCTGTGGAGGTCAGGGAGACCGCGGGGCCGTCCCGGCGGGTCTGCGGTGGGGAGGTGAGGGTGACGATGGGGCTGGTGCCGGTGGCGCGGGTGAAGGTGATGGTGCCGAGGTTTGGGCGGGCGGTGGCCTCCTGGTTCTGGCGGGACTTCTCGGCCTCGCGCAGTAGGACGGCGAGGGCCTGCGCGGCATCGACGAGGACGCACGACGCAGAGATGTAGGCGCCTGTTTGGGTGCCCTCAGGTGGCTCGGCAAACCAGCAGGCCAGCGAGGTGACGCTCAGGCCGTTGGCCGGGGTGATGGTGAGGGAGATGGTGGTGCCGACCGTCCCACTGGAGAGGGTGTCGGCGTCGGTGATGCGAAGGTTGCGCCAGGTGTTGTACTCGGTGGTTAGGGCCTGCCACTGCGCGGGAGTGAGGAGGCCGGACACGCGGAATGTGCGGGCCGTGAGGCCGGTGCGGGCGGTGCCTTCGTACCCGAAGGGTTGGGCCAAGAGGGCGTTGGTGGTGAAGGTGCCGAGGGTGATCGTCATGGGGCACCTACAGGTAGCTGGGGACTAGATCGCCCGCGGGCTTGACCGTGCCATCCGAGGCTACCGCCACATTCACGTTCCAGTCCTTTTGGCTGAGGGTGTTGATGGCCTCGATGAGGGTGGCTTGGCTGCCGATGAGGCCGGCGTTGGAATCGACGATCGGTTTGGTTGCGATGGCGAGGGCGTCGGCAAGTTGGCGGCTCTGGTTCAGCAGCTCGGTCTCTTGGCGGCCGAAACCTAGGAACGCCTGCTTGGCGGCGATGCGCTCCTGTTCCGTTCCACTGACGGTGAAGCGGATGTTGCGGCGCTCGGCCTCGGCCTGGACCTGCCGGTCGAGGTCGGTAAGGGCCTGCTGGCGCTGCTCGCCGGTGGCGAATTGACTGGTGAGGTAGAGGTCTTGGAGGGCGCGGGCGTTGTCCTCGATGCTGCGGCTGATTTCGCGGCCGGCGTCCTTGAGGGCGGTGGCGCCGTTGATGAGGCTGAGCTGGAGCTGGCGGGCGGCCTCGGGGATGTCCTTGGACGCGATCTCAAAGGCGCGTTGCTGGCCGGTGTCGCCGCCCTGGCGCAGGGCCTCAGTGAAGGAGAACTGGGCGCGTTTCTGTCGGTCGCGGGCGGCGGCGATCGACTCGATGACGGCCTCGCGCTGTTCTAGGGTCTGGCGGGCGATGCCGGTTTCGAGGCCGAGGCGCTGGCGGGCGAAGGCCAGTTGGCGCTGGGCGACCTGGCCTTGCTCGCGGGCGTCGAAGGTGGTTTGGCGGGTGAAGGCGGCCCGCTCCTTGTCGAGCTGGTTGAGCTGGGCGGTGAGGCGGGCCTGGGTGAGCAGGCCCTGATCTAGGATTTCGCCGCGGCGCACGGGGTCGCGGTTGCCCTCCAAGCGGAGTTGCCGCTCGGTCTCCAGCGTGGCGAGGCGGCGCTCCTCGATGATGGCTTGCCGCTGGGCGCCCCGAGCCTGGGCGTCGATGATGGCGAGCGACTGTTGCTGAATTGCGGGGCGGAAGTCCTGCGTGATGCGGTTCTTGCGCCGCACTTCGGCAAGCTCCTCTTCGAGCTGGATGCGCTCTTTGAGGGTCTGTGTGCGGCGGGCGTCTATTTCGACTTGGAGGGCCTTGCGTTCCTCATTGCTGGTGGCCTGCTTCTGGCGAAGGTTCAGGACTCCGAGATCGACGCGCTCTTTGTCGGCAGCGACGGAGAGCTTGAGGCTCAGCTCCTGCTCTTTGTAGCCTTGGGTTTGCGCGGTGATTAGGCGCAGCTCGTTGCTGAGGAGGGAGGCGCGATCTTTTTGGGCCTCCAGGGCTTCAGGCGGCGGTGGCGGTGCCGGTGGTTGCGGAGTAGTGCGGGACCTGCGTGCTGCGGCGCCGGCTTCCTGCAGGGCTTTCGGAACTTGCGGAAAGAGGCCGAAACCCGAAAGGACGAAGTTACCCACCTCCGTTTCCGGGGATGGCGCGTTGAGTCCGGGGGTGGTTTGAACTAACTTTGCGTTTTTGTTGAGGTCGCTAATAAATCCCGCTATCCCATTTGTGAGATCGGTAATACCCGGTAGGACTAGCGTGGACAAGATACCACCTAGTTTTGTCCAGCTCCGCGCTAAATCGTCCTGGGCAGTGGACAGAGCGCGAGCGCCGTCGAGGTTGCCGTAGGTGTTAGCAAGGTCCTGCTGGATAAGTGCGGCGGCTTCGCCTTCGCGTCCCACTTTTATGAGGGCTTCGATGTAGCGTTCGGTGCTGCGGCTGGAAAGTTGGCTGTTCTGCTTGAGGAGGTCGAAGTTGGCGATGGGGTCGCGCAGGGCACTGGCTAGATCTTTCGACTTGCTGATGATGATGTCGAACTGGGCGCCGACCGCGGTGCCGATGATGCTCAGTGCGAAGCCGAAGCCGCCGCCGAGCAGGCCGCCACCGGCGCCGCCGATGCCGCCGCCGATCGCCGCGCCGAGTCCTTGGCCGAATAGGAGTGGGAAGCCGAAGCCGATGGTGCCGGAGCTGATGGCGTCCCTAGCGGAGCCGCGGAAAAACGGTTGCTGCGGGGCTGCGGGAGCAGCCGGAGCCGGCCGCTGCCGCGGCGGCGGGGGTGGCGGAGGCGGCGGTACGTTACGGCGGGGAGGTGGAGGTGGGGGCGCTCCGAAAGGCCGGCGGGGTGCTGGCATACCGCCACCGCTGAAACTCATCTGCAGGTCGAGTAGATCTTGGCCGATGCGGTTGATGACGGCATCGCTGGCCTGTTGGATGGTTTCGCGGGCCTGCTTGAGGATCTGGGCGCGGCCGGCTGTCTTGGGGAGGGGTGTCTGGCCGAGTTGGCGAACGATCTCTTGGAGGCCGGGGATGTTGTAGCCTTCGGCGCTAAGGCTGCCGCGTTCCGTGCGGGCGAGGAGGGTCTCGCGGAGTTGCTGGGATCGGGCGGCGCCCACGCGGCCTGCGCCCGCACCACCGCCGCCGCGGAGGATGTCGGCGGCTTGGCCGCTTAGGCCCCCCTTCAGGATCTGCTCGATGGCGTCGTCAACGATGCGGCCGGGGTCGAGCTTTCCACCCCCGCCGGTGCCTGCGCCGGATTGTATAAAATTAAGGCGTACGTTGTACGGGTTTGCGGTTATCTCTTTGAGCTTCGCTAGTGTGGTATTTAGGCGCAGGTTGGCGGCATTTACTTGGCTGTCGGTGACGTTGAGGCGGTAGTTTTTTGCGAAGATATTGTTGAGGCTGGTGCCGACAGAATCGCCTACACGCTGCAGGGCGAGAAGTTGCGCCTCGGCAGCGTCGAGCTTCGTCTTGAAGTTGCTGGAGTTGACGTCTAGCTGTAGTTCTGCTGCGCCTAGCTGCTCGGCCACGGGGGCGGGGTGCGTTCCTATGTCCTAGTTTTCCGGCGGGGTGGGAAACTAGGAGTACGACCCACGCGAAGGGTGTATGTCGGCGCTGCAGGCTCTGGAGAACTCGACGCTGACCTTTGTGGTTCCGGCGGCGGGGACATCGGTGGATCCCGAGACCGGGAACGTTGTGGCCAACACGGAGACGGTCGAGTGTGCGGCGTACCTGAAGGCGGAGAGCGTGGCGGAGGCGACGTACCCCGGGGTGAACGTGGTGAGCACCTTGTACGAGGGCTACATCACGTCGGGGGCGCTCGACTCGCGGGTTGTGGTGGGGAGCAGCGGGGAGGTGGAGTTTGCGGGGGCTGATCCGGTGGAGTGCGAGGTGTTGGAGGCGCGGCTGCCGTACGGGACGGCCGGGCTGATGGGGGAGGTGCTCACCGGGGTGCTGGGTAGCAAGGTGAGACTCGTAAGTCGCACCCAGAGCTGATGGCGCGGACGAGGCTGGTGATCAAAGAGTGGAACGCGGCGGCGTTGGTGCAGCGTTCCACGCGGATCCTTGAGGACTACGCGCCGATCATCGCGGAGGAGGCGCGGACGCAGATCAAGACGGTCAAGTGGAACTGGCCGAACTCGACGCTGCGGTTCCGCAGTTTGTTCATGGGCGGGAAGACGGTGCGCACCACGCTGGGGACGGGAGTGGTGATACCGCAGGGCAAGCGGGACATCGTGGACACCGGGGCGCTGCTGGCGTCGCAGCAGGTGCCGCGGGTGGCGGAAGGGAGCCTGACCATCGCGTGGACGGCGCCGCATGCGCTGGACGTGCTGCGCGGGTCGTACCCGGATCCGTACTTCAGCCCGGTGTCGCGGAAGGTAGTGCCGGCGCCTGGCAAAAAGCCGCCTCGAAACTGGATCGAGGCGGCGTTGGAGGCGCAACCACCGCTGCCGTTTTTTGTGCAGCGGTGGAGGCAGTTGGCGGCGGAGCAGGCGCCTTAGGCGAGGGTGGCCACGGTGAAGACCGGGACCACATCGGAGCCGGAGCCGCCTACGCTGGCGAGAGGGACGGTGAGGGTGTCGCCGACCTTGAAGTTGGTGCCGCCGGAAACTACCGTGGGGGCGGCGGTGACCGTGCCGCCGGATGCCACCACGATGTCAGCTGTGAGACCCTTACCGGAGCCGACACCGGCGGCCGGGTTCAGGGGTACAAGGGCAACGGCGGTGTAGGTGGCGGGAGTCAGGCCAGAACCGGCGGTGGTGACGGTCAAGGTGGCGGCGGCTTTACCCTGACTGTAGAAGTCGTACTTGCCGTAGCCGTTGAGGGTGAAGCTCACCTTGGCGATGTTGCCGGCGGTGATGTCCTCGGAAAAATCGCTGACCTGAGCAAGGCCGGAGTGGACTTCGGGGTTGCTACCCGAGCCATCGGTGACGGGGGTTTCGCG